TCAACTGTTAATTATCAACTTGCCTTTTACCTTGTAGACCGACTTTATGTCGCTGACATTCAGAATTATGTCGTCATAATTCTCTTTGTCTCCGGCCACCAGACGGAGTTTATCCTCCCCGTCGGAGAGCCGAACTATCCGCAAAGTTACAATTTTTCGGCTGACAATCACATATTCGCCCCCCGGAATAATCGCATCCGGGTCCACGGCTTTCAGCAGGACCACCGCACCCGGCGGCAGCGCGGGTCCCATGGCGCGTCCCATGTAGCACATCGCCAGATCGCACTGCCCGGCCTGCGGCACCATCAGGCTGCTCTCGGCTTCGAGATGCGCGACATGGTCGATGGCCTGTTCGACATCCACATTATAAAAAGGTATCTGCACGCCGCGCAGCTTTTCGTCGGAGAACATCTGTCCTTCGCCCGTCAGCAGCCACAACTTGTCCACCTGAGGAAATTTAGAGACGATTCGGTCGGCGACATCGAGTGATATGCCGTTGTTGCCACGTTTGATCTGATAAAGGTTTTCCCCGCGGGCCAACCCGATATAACGCGCAAAATAGTTGGTCGACATGTTCGCCCACTTGATTACGGCCTCGATTCTTTGCCAATTATTCTGCTTTTCTCGCATTTTTTTAGCAATAATTAAAAAAAAATTTGCATCTTTGCACTCCCGGTCCCGTAGTTCAATGGATAGAATATAAGATTCCGGTTCTTACGATATGGGTTCGATTCCCGTCGGGACTACAACTTAAAATAAGCAATCATCTGATTTATAGATGGTTGCTATTTTTATTGTTGATATTTTCGGCGTGTTTTTGGCGATATAATACCCGTTTAACATTTACTTACCCAAACTTCGTGATCGGCCTTGTGCTTTGATTGCGTCCACTTCATTACGCAAATATAGCACTTTTCGTCCTATTCTTATCGGATTTAGACACTTTTCTTTCTCCCACCTATGTAATGTCGGATAGGACACCCTCAAAATTCCAGAAGTCTCCTCGCGGGTGTAATATTCCATCTTATCCCCCATAGCAGCCTTGACAGCACTAAAGGTTTTTTCGGCTATACTATCACCTGTTTCCTGAATGAGTGCATTCGCAAAGGTACGCAAATCAGATGCACGAACCAAGAACATCGCATCCGCTTGCCGATCTTGCATGACTTGCATAAGTATACTATCCATATCCTATTAAATAAAAGGCAGCTTCTGCTGCCATCCGTCGATATATTTTCTGATTACCTTTTTTATCCCACGCCATAATATCGGCTGAGATTTATGACACTTGAAGCGATAAGAAAATGAGTGATTAAAATGGACCCCAAATTCTTTATCTTTGACGATAATTGATTCTAACAACTCGATCCTGCTGAAATCTATATTAACCTCCGATTCATCGCGTGCCCCACCTTTTCTTTTTTTCTTGATCCCCATTGCACATCCCGAATTTAATCACTACCTTTATCCTGCGTGTAGGGGTGATCTTTCGGGATTGCCTCTTTTTTATTTCTTCTCCAGCTCTGCAAGGAGAGCGTCGGCAAGGATAATCGTAGAACGAGCAATTGCTACATCAGCCGGCATGTCCTTGTATTCGTCTTTAACCTTCGCACCAGTAGTAATAGCTGCATGAAATACGACTGGCATTATTTGCCCGGCATACACCCGTCGCCAGTACTCCCGGTCAACTGGTAAGGATTCCTTACAAGTTGGGTTCTCAACTGTCAATTTTTCTTTGATACTTGGGGTGTACTCTCCCCGCGCCAGCTTCTCGGCGTAGTCGTCGTCGCGCATCATAAGATCATCTGCGCAAGTATTATTATGTATTATTTTTCCTGCTTGGCTATAATACTGCACCCGTTCCTCATAACCCGCATTCACTAAGGCTACCATCCTGCAATCACTATCTCCCCGGCGGTCATAGCATATAATTCTTGCCTCCAGCCCACTTCTTGTGCACACCGGCACCCCTGCTTTAGCGGCCGCTAAATCGAAATTTTTCATACTATTTCATCAATTCAAATTCGTAAACCACGACCCACGGATTCGATGCCCACGTACCCCGGCCGGAAACCTTGTCGATTAGTGCGGCGAAGGCCTTGCGGGGAGTGTCAAATTCAACGGCTGTTCCTTTTTTCTCGTCGGCATACCCATACGTGGTGGTATCTGTGGATTCGTACCACGATTCGGAAATGCCCTCACGAAAACAGTCCTCGTCCGAAATATCCTGCAACCGCTCACATTTGATTCCCGTGATGCGGATTCGGTGGGACATGAGTGCCGGTTTGACGAACATCTTATTGTGCCAGCCAGCGTGTTTTTGGGCAAACAGGCCGCCTTCTATGCAGTATCCCGGATCAAACCCTGCGGCTTCATAACTCTGCGCTACGGCCACGACCTCACCGACCTCGTATTTGGTCTTATAGTGATATCCCCCATCATGCAATCTTACGCCGTTGCCACAATACTTGCAATATATACCGCCTGTGTCTCGATCTACTACCAAAGACATAGGCTCATCCGACCAATTGGCACCCCAACAATTTTTGTGTACGGTGGCGCAATCTTTCGGCATTGGGTCAATCAACCGCCTCGTCATAGTCTTTCGGCCCTCGATAACCGCATCCGTCAGTCCGTAGCGGTCGTTAAACATTATCTTCTTCATAGCTATTCTGTTTTCGGTAAATCCGGGTTGTCGTGGATGTTACCCAATACGTTGTAGTAATGGGTCGAATCCATATTGATCTCTGATTTGAAAGGCCACTCCCAGCCGTTGATGCTCCCATCGCTTCTTCCGATAATGTCCCCCTCGTAAATCTCTCGACCGTTCTTGTCTTTCAGCCCCGTGTACTGGCCGACGGTGGCGGGATCGACCTCGTATTGCTCGGCAACTTTGGCAAAGTCTTCCCAACAGTCCCCGCCGCCGTTATCATCATCAAGCATGTTGTCAGGGAATATGTAACAAACCCGGCTACCGTCAGCTGATTTCCTCCAAATACTATTGAATAGACTGCCGTAAATCCATGTATCGCTTTTGAGGCACTTGCCTCGGAATTTAATCTCTCCCATAACTATTTTTTAAAGTTGTTCAATCTGTCTATCTCGGCGCCCATCCCTACCGCCCAGTCGTAAAGTTCCTTCGGTGTCATAATTTATTCGTACTCAAATTCTTCAATCTTCACGATACCCGCATTGGGGTTATTTCGTAGCCGTTCGACAAGGCAACCTTTCGCATACATTACCGCATTAAATTTGTTGAACTCCAATCCTATGGAATTGTCCTCGTCGAACTCGTCTTTGGTGACGTTAAGGGTTATTTGTGCCACTACTTTGATTCTGTATCCTTTCATAGTTCTGTCATTCGTGAATCTCCCGCCAGCCGATGATTTGAGCAGTATTGTAGATACCATCATTTGCTATCCACCCATCTACATTATCGCTGTAATAAGCAACGTCGTGATTTTCTGTGTCCGTTTTGACCAAAACCTGTTTGCGGTGTTCGGGCATCTCCTCATTCGGGTGGTACCAGCGGGTAAGCTCTGCGCGCTGGGATTTTCCGAACTGGATAAGCCATTCAAGGGCATCATAGGTCGGAATACAAGTACCTAAACATTTCCGGTCGCAATTATTGCGGTCTCCGCAAGTCACGCAGATGTTATTTTCGCAAAAGGCTTTTGCTCTTTCCTCAATCGTCGTTCTCATTCTCGGTCAATTTTTGGATGAAATTCTTTTGGTGGTATTCATAATCCGGTTCGAACTCTCCGTCCTCGCCGTTCTCGAACCACATATCGTCGAATGCGCCGATCGCTTTCTTCCGCATTCGCTCCTCGGCCTCCTGCTCGGCGATTTCGACCGCCTTTATTGCATCTTTCTTCATCATCGCGCGGCTATCTTGAAACATTACTCCTTGGACACTTATATAGAGGTCAGTTTCACGGATGATTTTTTTCGCTTTTCCGCTTTTCATGGTTGGTTATCTTTTGTGTTTAACTTTCCGATTAGGTATACAGGAAATCCAGCCCCAGAACGGTATTCGCCGCCTCAAGTAGTCCGGATCATCCTCGTGGTTGTATGCCTCGGTCTCGAAGCAGGTGTAGTAGTAAGCGCCCGGATAAGGCGGGATAATCACTTCGATCAGCCACGAAATGCCGTAGCAAATCCAGCCGGCGAATAGGATTCCGACCACCGCCAGAACCCAACCCCACCATGCAAACGAGTAGCTTATGGCGACGGGCAGAAGGATTACCGCGAACAGCACGGTCAACTCGATCTGCTGGGCGCAGTGGATTCCTTCGTGTCGGCGTGTTGTCTCGTCCATGCTCCACGCCATCGGCTTACGGGTGAACGCGAACACCAGCCATGTTACCCAGCTGAATCCCTTGAACGGGATCAATTTGTTGTGAACTTCGATAGGTAGTTTCATAGGTTCAAACCATATCCGTTAGACACCACCCACTCAATACGGCCGACGAGAAGGTCGATAAGGCTTTTGTTGCGGGCGAAACCATATTCCTCGTCCTCTGAAATTTGGCCGAACTCAAAATCCCATCCATCCTCCCCGGTCTTTTCCAAGGTAGGATTAAATCTAATTGCTATAAAAATCACCGACGGGAGAAGCCCCAACAGGTCAGCGACTGTGAAGGCGGGAATAAAGGATTCGGGAAATTCTTGATAGGCCAAAATCTTATCCATCCTACACCCCCTCCAAATTTTGAGTCCGTAGTTTGTTTCGTCTACCACATCACTAAGCCATTCCCATACCATGCTCGCCTTCTCCGCGGGCACTCCCAGTTCGATCAGCCGCTTCGACTGCTCGATGCTCGTTACTTGGTCTTTCATAATTTGTAGTTTTTGAATTCAACACTCTTGAAAATTGCCTTGTGGTTACACCAACGCGCCAGCCGTTTTTGCTCCTTCGTCGGCTCAATGTTATTATCGAAATCCCGGTAAGGCTGGGCAAACGGGCAGACTTCCAGTTTGCGCAGGGCGTTGATCCGTTCCAATGATTCATCTACATCTTGTATCAGGCAGTAGACGAAAATGCGATATGACTTGATGCCTCGGCGCCCCAACTCTTGGACACACTTTGTAACCGCCTCCAGTTGCGATATCCGGTCGCAGGCAAACCGAATATGCTGAATCCACTTCACCCGCGACAACAAATCGAGAATGTAAGCGTCGTTGCAGGCCCGCCGGGCGTCCAGCCCTTGATTGAAGTCTACCGCGATGCCCATGCGGATTATTTCTTCGATCTGTTCAAGCCCAAAGTCCGATGCCAGCACATTGTTGTCGAGCAATACAGCCCGGTGTTTATCACCGATGAATTCCCGTAGCGGGGACGCAGGCCGGATGGCTCCTTCTTTGTGCGGAACAATGCACCACGGGCAGCGATTCGGACAGCCACGGGTAAGGAATCCGTAGGCTTCATTTACTCCGTACAGCGAATAATCCGGGCAAATATGCTCGATCTCACCGGGCAGTACCGTCGTATAGTCCCGGAATCCCGTCCCGCCCCGGATCACCTCGCAATGGTAGATGTCCGGACAATCGGGCGTGAAAGTGAAAACCTTCGACATATAAACCCGGTCGTAGCGACCGAACATCGGGTCGGCGAACTCTACCGAATCACCCTGCGCTTTATGCCAAGCTGACAGTTTCATCAGCGCGAGGTTCGGGAAGTTGTGACCGTCTATGTCAACCAAACCTATTCGCATAATCCGTATCTCAACATGTTTTCAAATATCCCCATCATCGGGGCCTTTACGATACTGTTTCCGGCCAGCTTGTACTGCTGTGTATCGCTGATTCCCGCAGCTTGTATCTTGTTAATGTCGCTGTCCGAAACATCCATCAGCCGCAAACACTCGCGGGGCGTAAGGCGGCGGATGCAGTCGTCATAGTACAGCAGATTGTTTTGTTCCCACGCGCTGCCTGTAATCGTTCCGGGAATATCCGCTTCGCCGCCTTTGTTGAAGCCGCGTCCCCGCATCAGGATTTTCGGTTCAAGCCCGCCGCCCGATTTCGTCGTTATCGTTGGGCTGATGCCAGTCGGATCGTATACCCGGTATTGCTGTCGGTTCCAGTCTGTTTCCTTTGTCGCACCGATCTGAATCACTTTATCCGTGTCGCCGTTTACATTCGTCCATTTTTTTAATGCCTCTCTAATGACTTTCAACTCATTTTCGTACAAATAATACTTCTTGTCCACCTCCAACTCCAGTACGTCTTTCAGCCGCTTTTCCAGCCTGACCGGATGCGGGAATTCATACCAGCAGCCGTTAAGAATGGAGAGCATAAACACACGTTCCCGGTTCTGCGGCACACCGTAGTCTTTGGCGTTGAGTATTTCCGTATAATTGACATAACCGAGCGAGCGAAGCCACGATTCCCATTTGAGAAACAGCGGACGGTATTTCTCCGATACGAGGGCTTTCACATTCTCCATCAGCAGAAATTTAGGACGCTTGGCCGCAATCGGCCGACGGCATTCCCATAACAGGGATGAACGGGTGCCCGAATCTTCGTCGAAACCCTTCTGCTCTCCGGCGCTGCTGATGTCGGTACACGGAAACGAGTAAGTGAACAGGTCGAAATTCGGAACGGCGTTCCAATCGATTTTCGTGATGTCGCCGTAATTTCGGTCTGCCAACTCCGGGAATACTGCATTATGAGCCTTGATCGCCCACTTTTCGATCTCCGACCAGCCCACGCACTCGTAGTCCGCGCCGATGTCCCGAAGAGCCATCAACTGACTGTCATAGCCGGAAAAACTTGTGAATACTCGTAATTTCATAGTCATTCGCATAATCCGTAATAACTCATACATCTGTCTCTCCCACCCGAAAAGGTTACTATGACTTTCATACTCAATTGATCGCTAAAATAACTTATGTTGCATTTGATATGATACAAGCCTGTTTTTGGCTGCTTCGTAATAGTCGGGGTCTAACTCTATGCCGGTCATTTCAAAACCTAAATCGTCGCAGGCAATGCAGATTGATCCGCTTCCGAGGTGAGTGTCGAGAATCTTACTGCCCGGCTTGGCATAATTGGCAAGTAGCCATTTGTAGAGCGCAACCGGCTTTTGAGTGGGATGGATGCGACGCTCATTCAAAGCCTTGTTTCCCTGTTGAATGCGGCCTTCGGCCACCGATTTGCCCTGACACATCCCGTTCCACATGAATGCGAACAGTCGAACCGTATCAATCAGACTGCAGTAAGCAATTTCACAATCCGAAAAAGAACTCCGCCCGTTTACCTTATCCCAAACTATACGACCAGCCCCGAAAGGGAAGCGAAAATAGTTGCACCCCCAAATAATTTGCGCTTTCGACACACGCATCAATTCAACGAAGTAGTCATTCTCTGGAATGGTCCAATGCTTCACCTCATAGAATGGTCGTTTGACGCCCTTCGAGGATTTGGAAGCCCCGTAATAACCAAGCTTATTCGGACCGTCAAAATACGGCGGGTCAACAATCGCCAGATCGAACGAATTGTCCGCCATGTCCCGCAAAATATCCATACAATCGGCGTTGAACAGTGTGATATTACCAAATTGATCTTTCATCCTCATTGCTCGTTAAAGTTTAACCGAGGGGAACGGAGTGACGGATCATCTTGCCGCACTTCTAATACTCCACAGCCGCCCGGCGGTCAATGAAGAAATGAATTCCCGGTACGCATTCATTCCAACGGTCATCGTCAAAATCAGGGACCTCTACGGTAGCGCCGACCGTATACACGAAGTTGTTGTCACGGTTCGAATGAATTGCCTCGATGTCGGCTTTGGTTCCATCGGTATTCTGAATCTCCGCCACATAGGCTTTGTCGCAACGACATTTTTCGCCTCCGGCAGAGCTGCGGCGAGCATCCTCCGGAATTTGTAGCTTCACGATATATCCCGAAGCCTTCTTCCAGCCGATAAAACTGCCGTCGGTAGGACAAGCCATATATGCGCCTTTGGCTCCGCACAGGTCGGCTTCGCGCAGGTCGGCTCCGCACAGGTCGGCTTCGCGCAGGTTGGCTTCGCGCAGGTCGGCTCCGCACAGGTCGGCTTCGCACAGGTTGGCTCCGCACAGGTTGGCTTCGCACAGGTCGGCTCCGCACAGGTCGGCTTCGCACAGGTTGGCTCCGCACAGGTTGGCTTCGCACAGGTTGGCTCCGCACAGGTCGGCTTCGCACAGGTTGGCTCCGCACAGGTCGGCTCCGCGCAGGTCGGCTCCGCACAGGTTGGCTCCGCTTTTGATAGCTTCGGATACGGTCTTTTTGATTGTGTTATTTTCGGACAAATACTCGAAAAGTATATTACCTGTCCACCGATTTTTTATCTCAATTTTGATTTGCTTGCTCATGATTGTTGATGGTTAAAAGGTTCGATCACAAAGCGACTGTTTCAAGCTCCATAGATACTGACCGTTGACCGGCTCTAACGTAAAGTTATCTTCAAGCGATCCGGACATGCGTTTGAATCGGATATATGCCATAGCCTCATCTCGTGTATAATATTTTCGTCCTGATTGCGTATTTGGTGGATTATTTTTCTCCAGAGCTTTGTCCATTTTCGCATAAGTTACAAAGGCTGTATAGGCGTTTGTGTGCTTCAAGTACGCCTGTTTGCTTTGCATGGTAGCTATCAAACGACGAATATCTTTCACGCTGTAATCTTGAAATAGCCAAACTATCTGCACCTCCGTTAGGGGTTCCGGCATTGAGGCAATACATGGAGCGTTCGTGGTGATCCATCGTATGAGTTCCGCAGCCTCCGCCTCTTTCCCCCCTACAACCCCCTTTTTAGTATCTACCAGTGTGTGTGTGTATTCTTCTATTCTTTCTTTCTTATATTCTTTAGTTGTGGTTATTTGTTGGTTATCTGTTGGTTGTTCGCTGGTTATTTGTTGGTTATCTGTTGGTTGACAACCATTATCAAAACCATCCTGTGCTTGTTGGTATAAATCATAATTACAGACAGTTATGATAGTATATTTGCGTGTTCCCGACTTGGTTATAAACCCGCAATTATCCAGCTTGTCTATTGCGGTGCGTATTTGCATCTCCGAAAGTCCTGTCTCTTCGGATAGCTGTCCTCTGCTGGTTACCAATTGTCCGCGGTCGATGATTAAACCCTTCCACTTCTTGGCCCGGTAATTTGCCTTCAAAATGAAATGCAATGCCATCCGCACACAGTTCGTATCCGGATACCATTCCCAATCAAGGAAGCTGCGATACATCTTAATCCAGCTGTTATTTGAAGTGTTACACATTGCGAATTAATCGTTTGTAATAATTGATCTTATCGGACATTTCGGACCTCGACAATTTGAAAATCGTGCGTTTCTTGCGTTCCAGTTCTTCAACCGTCGGCAATCCATATAGCCGGATCAGCACCTTACGATAGACCGGTATGAGACCTTCGAGGCGCTCGTTGCAATTCTTGCACTGAGCATGGCAGTTTCTCTCGTCCCACCGTGTAGCTTTGTGAGCGCGGCCTATATAATGCCCGCAATCGCATGTTTTAGGCGTTATAGGCGCACCACACGTTATGCAGTATCCACGACCATCCGGACAGTCCCGATGACGGATATAAAGGCTGAAATAACGGTCGTAGTCAAGCTCCAGTTTTGTCATGTGTTATATCCCATTTGCCGTATTTGCTCTTTCTCGAAACTCAACTGGGTACGCAGGTTATCGGATTGATGTACGCAGGTCCTGTTGATCCTATCCAGCCAGTTTACGATCTTGTTCTCCTCTGCGCAGGCGGATTTGAGTATCTCCTTCTGCACGCTGGGAGCAAGCGGCATGAGGTCCTTGAGGCGTGATGCCTTTATCAGGGCCAAATCCTGCTCGTATTTTGCCATAGCCAACAAGTAGGAGCTGCGGGCCATACGTACGCTCAATTCCGACAAACGGATAGACATAGCCTGCGGCTCGGTGGGCGGATCAGACTCCAAGAAGAGCTGCATCTCTTCTATTTCCTTGAGTGTAGATGTATCCATACTCAGAACGGAAGATCATCTGGTTCAAATTCAGACGCAGTCGCCGGCCCGGAAGATTGGTTTTCTTTGCGGTCCAATACCTTTCCCAGCATCCTGACCGTATCGGCCATAATCTCTGTAATGTACCGCTTGACACCATCCCGATCTGTATAGTCACGGGTGCGCAGCCGACCTTCGACATAGAGCTGGGAGCCTTTCTTTACGTATCTGTCAACGATATCCGCGGTGTTGCGCCACGCCACCACATGATGCCATTCGGTTATCTCCTTGGGGGTATTCGTCTGGCGGTCCGTGTAGCGTTCGGTTGTCGCCACACTCAGGCTGGCGACCTTGTTTCCCCCGTCCAACACCCGGACTTCCGGATCGGCGCCTACATTACCGATAATGATTACCTTGTTTACCATATTTCCTATGCTGTTTCTTTGCGAATATTTTAAGTTTGCGGATTGCATTCCATTCGTGGATGGATTGCTCAGGATGCGGATGAAGCACGCTGATTGCCTTCAGTAAGTTCCGCATATCGGTATTCGAAATATCCATGACGACTACTTTTTGAAGGTGGCTTTGATGATTGTCTTGCTGGAGCGGGCCGGAGGGTAGATCATTTCACCGGTTTCGGGGGCTACGACTCCGGACCTCGGCAGGTTCCGAAGCATTGTTTCCCGTTCTTTGATGTCCGCCTTGATAGCCTCCAGCGTCTTGTACATATCGTTCAGCTGGCTGTCGCCGCACATTGAATAGTCGTACTTGACACCCGATTCGGCCTCTTCCAGCCGGCAGTCGCCGAACTGGTGTGATTTGCCGTATTTGGACAGTTCACGGAGTGTGATGTCCCGAACCTGCGCATCATCCTTGAATTGCTTGATCGCGTTCTCCATGCGGCTGATCTGTATGTGTGCATCTATAGGGCTGATGTCGCCATTTACGACGGCACTGATGGCCCTGCCTGCAAGATCGGAAATAGATGCCGGATCTCCGAATAGTGTTATCTGCTGATTCATGCTTTATTTTCCCTCGTTAAATTGTAGTATTCGGTAACTTTGACATTGACTTTCGTAAGCATTTCTTTATCGACGATATACTTGGACTCCAAGAATCCGATTAATGAAAATCGCTTATTGGCTCCCTTGGCATCTTCCTTAGCCTTGATTATCTCTTCGAACAAGTCTAAAGTCAGCATTTCGTCAGTAAGCGTAGGCTTGGAAGCCGGGCCGGCGTCATCATGCCGAGGCAGCCGGTCTACGTCATCTTCGTCAGTGGCTATATGAAAGTATTTGAGAATGAAATAACGCTCCCCGTAGGTCATTGCCGAACCTACGCCTTTGTCCCAATCATTCTGACCGTTGGCGCTCCACTCGCATACGTCCTTCTCTCCGGATTCCACGTCGATCCAAGTGAAACGCATCTTCACACTCGAAAGGATTTCGGATTTAGGGCGCTGATCCCGTCCTACGGTATAATCCTGACGGGTATTCGTAATGTCGAGAACCTCCGTTTTGAGGATCACTCCGAGTTCGTCCATCTTGGGCCGGACGATGCCAAGTACTTTCGAACCGCTGATGTACTTGTAATTATTTCCATCTGCATTCGGAAGCAACGCCCTGACGCTCCTCTGGATTTCCAGCAGTTTGCTATAGATTCCCATGGTTATAAGTTGTTTCGTTCTCCGTATTCTCTCAGCCGGCGCAACTGCCCGGCGTGCATGCCGCCGTCGATATCCTTGACCTCGATGATTTCGATGGTATCGCGGTCTACTTCGAAATAGGTCTCGCAAATACCCATATAGCTGTCACCGCCTTGTTCTTCGTGGGTCTCGTAGTGATGGATCGCTTTGATGTCGTATATTTTGTAGGCCACCGTATAGACCCGCTTGTCTTCATCACCGCGCATATCCTTCTGTATGGCTTCGCGGATGGCCCGATAAATCAACTTCAGGTCTACGTCCATCAGCGTTCTGGCCCTCTGGGAGAATGGCGACCGCTGGCCCGTTATATGTTCGCTCGGAATATCGTGATACTCTTCGAACGTCAGCACCGGGGACGCGGTTGTCGTGTAATATTGTGTGTCCATGACTATTTAAGTTTTTGAACTCGACGCATAATTTCTGACACTTCATCCGCCGTCTGGTCTCCCAACACATCAGACGTTATATCAGTAGAGTAAGTTATATAACCGTTGTGTAGTATCGCAACCTCATAAGTATCAATTCCATTAGAATAGAACAACTCTCCGCACACAACAGACACTCCATATCCATTGTCAAAATACATTTGGGCGTGAGTTCCGACACCGATTTTATGTGGGGTAAATTTAAGATCCTTAAATGTTTTCATAATTATTCGAAGATTTTATCCAACAATTCGCCTATTTCTTTCTTGCGATGCTGGTTCGACAGCACCCAGCGGAACACGACGGCAAGCGGAACCGCCCACATCAGGAAGATGAATAACTCGGTCATATCACGTTCCTCCCTCTCATACGATTGTACGATACGTAATTCCAGAGGCTTATCCTGCGTATGACACGTCGCCGGATTCTGTACTGCATGCGCCAAACTATGGCGGTGAGCAGCTGCTTATCGGTGCGTCTTACGCCGACAAGCTGAATATCATTATCCATGATTCAGCGGTTTAATGTTTAGACTTGGAGGGGAATACCCGGCTTACGAGTATGGTGCCGACAACGACAGCATACGCGGGATAGAGCACGCGGAA